CTCCGTCGGCTTGGCCCGCGTGGGCCGTACCCAGGCGCAGGTCGACGCGCTGCCCAACAAGGCGGCGTCCGGCATGAACATCCCCGGCGTGGAGCTGGACATCCAGACCCCGCTCACCATCACGGTTCCCCACAACGCGACCAAGCTCGTCTGGCTGAAGACGGACGGCACGCTCGCCCTGTCGGCCGACCTCGCGTCGGGTCAGCAGTACCGCGACGTCGCCCCCGAGCTGCAGCACGACCCCAACATGGGCGCGCTGATCAACACGACCGGCTTCTCCCAGAAGGGTCCCCTGCGTCAGCCCGAGCCCGCCTCGATCCTGCTGGGCAAGGTCGTGTCGAGCGCCGACACCGGCACCGTCACCTTCGGTGGCGTGTTCGACAACACCGAGACGGCCACGATCACCATCGGCGGCACCGCCGTTGTGGTGACCTCGACCGTCAACGGCACCACGGCGGCTCAGATGGCCGCGCTGGCGAAGACCGCGATCGAAGCCAACGCCACGGCGGCGGCCAAGGTGAGCGTGTCGGTCGTGGGCGCGGTGGCGACCCTGACCTCGAAGGACGCGACGGCGTACACGCTGACCGCGGCCGACACCGCTGCGGCGGGCACGGCGACCGCGTCGGGCGCCAACCTCGCGGGCGCGGCCATCACCTCGGTGGACAACCGTCTCCGCAGCACCGTCCTCCTGGGCAACGGCAACCCCTAAGCCCAGAAGGAACGAGGACCCCACCATGAAGCACATCGTCTGCATCCATCCCTGCGGTAGCGAAGGTCCTTACGTCGGTGACGAGCAAACCGTCACCGACCGCCAGTGGGCCGAGCTGAAGGAGCAGAAGTCGGGTGTCTACCCGATCTACGCTCTCAAGCGCGACCTCGGCACCGACGAGGTCGACGCCCCCGCGGAGAGCCCCGCTCCGGTGGAAGAGGCTCCGGCCGCTCCCACCGCCGAGGAGGCCCCGGTCGAAGAGCCCACCCAGGTGTCTGACGCTCCCGAAGCGGAAGCCCCGGTCGAGGCGACCGCCGAAGCCACCCCGGAAGCCCCCAAGACGCGTCGCCGTTCGGCGGCTGCGCCCGAGGAGCCCAAGGCGGAGTAGCGCTGGTTTTGTAAGTCAAGGCGGGGAGGCTCTGTCTCCCCGCCTCTTTCATAGGTGACCCATGGCAACGCCGTTCATCACCAACCCGAACGATCCCATCGTCCAGCAGGTCCGTGACTACAACGTCGTGTTGTCGGACACGGGCACCTTTCCTAACAGCAAGATCCTGAGCTACCTGAACCAGAGCGCGTTCCCCCGCATTCGGGGCTACCTGATCAGCGCGCGTGCCCAGACCAGCACCGGTGTGGGCAAGATGGTCTTCTACGAGGAGCTGAGCGACCTCGCCGATCCTACGATTCAGGCGACGGCGAACACCTTGGTCTTCCAGGTGATGACCAACTCCATCGTCAAGGACATGGTCTACATGATCGCCGCCCGGTTGGCCGCGTCGTGGATGACCACCATGCTTGCGGGCCAGGTGCCCGAGCAGCAGAAGATTGCCTCGGACCTCCAGAAGGAGGCGATGGCCGACCTCAAGCAGCTGACCAGCTCGCCCGAACTGACGGCAGCGGCTGCCGCCGCGGCGAAGGCTGCTTCGTCGGCCGTGGTAGACAAGAGCCCTCGCATCTTCATGGCGCTCGACGTCAACCCCACGACCTACGACCCTATCAACAACGCCGTCAAGCCGTACCCCGGTGCACAAGAAGACGGTGTGGCAAACCTGTGGGTCAACCAGTACAAGGTCAGCGCGCCCGTGGCCGTGGGCGACACGCCTGCGGTCATCATGAACAAGTTGCTGGGCGCGGTTCGTGCCTACCTCGCGGCGGCACCGGCGGGCACCAAGTTCAACCTCGTGATTGGCCCCAACGAGGGTCCATTGATCACGACCAGCCGGGTCATGCAGACCACGGACTCGGTCGGCAACCCCTTGACGGTGATCCCATCGCTCCAGGTCAACATGGGGTGGATGTCGTTCTACGCGGGCCAGCACGACCTCATCGTGAGCGCGTTGTTCTGCACGCTGGAGTTGCTGAACGCAAGCGGCACATTGGGCATCAAGGGCATCGTCTACGGCGTGATGCAGAACATCCTGCAGCTCGACCACCCCGACTACACCCTGCTCTCGCAGAAGGGTCCCTACTCGGTCTTGATCGACATCACCCCCGGCAACGCAGGCACGGCTGCCGTGCTCAAGCCCGGCGCGACCAACCCCACGGCAGCGATCAGCGACGCACTCTACGACTCGTTCTACTTCAAGGTCACGTCGGTTTCCGGCAAGACCAGTCAGGACGGGGTGCTGAAGTACCAGGTCGGCAACGTGGCAGCCAGCTCGTACGGGGTGCCTGCTCGCGTGGTTAAGATCCCGCGGGGATCCACTGCCGACGACGTCGTGCGCCTGATGGCCGACGACATGAACCTGATCTCGAAGCAGCTCAAGGTGCTACCCGCGCTGCGCTCGCCGACCCAGATGCAAGTGGCAGGCAACACCGTCACGGCTCCTGGGATCCGCATCGTGCCTTACCAACTCTCCGTCACGGAGGACAAGCTGGTTTTCGATCTGTTGAGCGCGCCGCCCGAAGTCGTCTTCGGTGCCGTGCCCAACACGCTGGTGCTCGCGACGGACTTCGATGGCGAGCCCAAGAGCATCGTGATGGACATCGTGTACCACTTCCCTATGGGTAAGGCCGAGCTGGCCCTGTTGCAGGAGCCCGGTGGCATTGTGGGAGCGCGTGTGGCACAGCCCAAGCTCTCCAACCGGATGTCCCAGGCATTCCAGGACATCAACTACTTCAATCGAGGGATCTTCTAAATGGCACAAGGCAGCGTTCAGATCTGGCCTCCCGTCACAGTCAACCGGATCGTGCAGACGGCAATCTTCCGTCTGGCCATGCACCCGTTGCTGGTCGATCCACCGATCACCGACGTGAACGGCAAGCCGCTGCGCATCAACAAGTTCCGCAACTACGACGGGCGCGAGCTGAAGAACCCGAACGGCATCACACTGTCCGTCTATCCCTACCACTACGCGCAGGGCGACGCGACCACCAGCCTCACGGTCAACTCCGAGAACGCGGGTGTCGTCTTCGACGAGAAGCAAACCACGCTGGGCGGCGACAAGTCCGACCTGACCGCCTACATCAAGGCACGCGCCAACATCCAGCTCAAGCTGCACATGTTCGGCTACTCCAACCAGAGCGAGAGCGACAACACGATCTCCGAAGAGCAGAACACGCTCTTCGAGCACAACTACATCGAGTGGGCGGTCCGCCAGTACGCGGAGGTGGTTGCGGCAGTTCTGCGCGACGATCTGCACCACCTGCCCGCGTTCCCGAACGGCAACAAGATGCGGCTGCTCGCAAACTCCTTCGTGCACCACATCGACTACCCGACAGCCACACAGGACAAGAGCAGCAATCTTATCCTACATTCTGCCACGATCACCTGGCACACTGATTACTACGTGCCGATCCGTTGGCGTCGCCAACCGCGCTACCTGCCGGTGGAGATGTCGGACGGGAACCTCCAGGTCGGTTACATCACCGATGCGCAGAACGCCACGATCGACGTCTTCTACGACACGATGCGCAACGTCTTCCTTCGCGCGGATGGTACCACGATCGACCGGAGTGACCTGACCGATCCAGCGACAAGTCACCCGTACTCGACCCTCGACCCAGACCTGATGGCGCTGATCGACTCCGCCCCCAAGGGTCTGCTCGACCTCTCGTTCTACTTCAAGCGTGAAGACGACAGCCCCTGCTAGGTAAAGGAGACACTCGATGTCGGCAGTTTCTTTCCCCAACGTCTCGATCGAAGAGATCATCGACGGTCCCCTTCCGGTCCAGCAGCAGGCGCTGAACCGCGCCGTGGCGGTCGGTAAGTCGAAGCGCGGCGCGCTGGGTGACGTGATCCTCGTCTCCAGCGACACCCAGCTGGACGACAAGATCGGCCGTGACCTCTCCGAGGGCTCCGTCGGTCTGCAGTGCGCCCGCGACGAAGGCGCCACCGACACCGGCTTCGTGCGTGTCCTGGGCGCCGCCCGCTCGGCCAGCGCGCAGTTCACCATCGGCGGTGCCGTTGCCAACGTCTCGCCCACCGAGACCCAGACGCTCAACAACCCCACCCTGACGGGTGGTGCGAACGCCATCGCGGCCACGGGCACGGTCACCATCGCGGGCACGGTCACGGTGGGCAACGTCGTGACGATCACCATCGGTGGCGTGGCCTACGACTACACGGTCGTGGCGGGTGACACCGTCAACAGCATCGCGGCGGGGGCGATGGCCGTCATCAACGCGTCCAACAACGGTGCGGGCGATCCGACCGTGGCGGCAACCGTGAGTGGTGCCGTCGTGACCCTGACCGCCAAGACCGCGGGTGCGGGTGGCAACTCCATCACGTTGGCAGGCGCCGTGGCCCAAGGCACGGGTGGTAGCGCGACTGTCACGGCAACCCGCTCGGCGGCCACCCTGGCAACCGGTGCGGCGGCCATCGCGGCAACGGCGACCGACACCATCGGCGGCACCATCACGGCCGACGACCGCGTCGTGCTGATCGTGACCAACGGCTCCACGAGCCGCACCTACACCTACCGCGTCGTGGCGGGCAACACCACCACGAACGTCGCGGCGGGTCTGGTGGCAGCCATCAACGCGGGCAGCGGCGATCCCGACGTGACCGCGAACAACTCGGCTGCCGTCATCACCCTGACGGCCAAGACCGCGGGTGCCGCGGCCAACGCGATCCAGCTCACCGTCATCACCCGTTCGGCCAGCTCCTACGAGACGCTGACCCTGACGGTGATCGATGGTGTGGTCGTCAAGAACTACACCGTGGCGCTGACCGCGGCCGAGACCGCCCTGGCGATCGACGCGGCGTTCGTTACGACTGTCAACCAGGATGCGCAGGCATCCGTCGTGGCGGTCTACGACTCCGTGCTGAACAAGATCGTCCTGACGGCGAAGACGCCGGGTGCGGCGGGCAACGCGATCCAGTACGCTTTGGCGGAAACCGGCAACCTGACCTCCGACCTCACGATCAACCCGACCAGCGGCAACCTGACGGGTGGTCTGGACGGTGCGGCGAAGGCGTCGGTGACCAGCGGCGACCTGACCCTGACGGCCATCGGCGAGGGTTCGGACGGCAACTTCATCAAGTACACGTTCATCCCCGGCACCAAGGCCGGTACGGTGGACGTGAAGCTGACCAACTCCGACAACAAGAGCGAGACGATCACGCTGGCGTTCACGCCGGGTGACCTGATCAACGGGCGTGAGATCGCGGCGCTGCGCAGCTCGATCACGGTCCGTGGCGTCCTGTCGCCGAACGCCGACTTCAACAACATCAACCTGCCCACGGGCACCGGCTTCCTGTCGGGTGGCCTCGACGGCTCCACCATCACCGAAGATGACTACCTGGCGGCCATCCGCCTGCTGGCCACCAAGCGCGCGAACATCATCTTCGCGCCCGGCCAGACGTCGGATGCGATCCGTCACGCGCTGCTTGCCCAGGCGGAGAATGCGACGATCCTGAAGGGCCTGCGCATTGCCATCCTGAACGCGGCCCGCCGTGTTGACGCCACCAGCGCGGCCACGGCAGCCACGGGCTACGACACCACGACCGGTTCGGCCGTGATGGTGGCGGGCTGGGCGACGTACACGGGTCAGCCCCGCCTGCCGGAGCTGGGCGTGTCGCCGGATGGCTTCTATGTCGGTGCGCTGTGCGCCACACCGGAGCACGTCTCGCCTGCCGCCCGTAGCAGCTCGCCGTACTTCAAGACGGTGGGTGCGGTCGACACGGAGAACGACGACGTCGACTTCCAGGCGTACACGGACGGTCGTCTCGAAGCCTTGGTCCTCGACCCGGCGACGAACGGCTACCACCGCCTGAACGGTCGTACGCTGTCCTCGGATGCGGCCGAGTACTACGTCTGCATCCGCCGGATGGCGAACCGCATCAAGACCGACCTCTACTTCGCCTCGCAGGCGGAGAAGAGCGAGCCGAAGGGCGGCGATCTGCTCCAGAACATCGCGGCGATGGCCCAGACCTACCTCAATGGTCTCGCGGCGGTCGGCAAGATCAAGGGCGGCACCATCATCTCGGCCAAGACGCAGGGCAAGGGCGTGCGCATCGACTTCCAGTGGTACCCCGTGTACCCCGCGGACGAGATCGACTACGGCATGCACCGCCTGGCGACGGACGTCTAGGCAAATGGACGAAGGGTCCGGGTTCCGACCCGGACCCACTTCGTAGGAGCATCCCGTGCAGATCGACCCGAAGGTGGGCTCGAAGCAGTCCGTCGACTCGAAGGTCATCAACGTGGGTGGGCCGGACCCCATCCAGGGATTCGACGTGGGCGTTTTCGTCCAGGACATGGGGCGCGGGCACAAGGACGTGCTCATGGGCCAGTTCACCCAGATCCAGATCTGGGTCAAGGTGGCCTCCGAGCCCTACAAGCCGGTGGGTTACGATACGCCCATCTACCTGGACGGCGAGAAGCAGATCAGCTTCACCATGGACAAGGGGCTGCTCGACGTCAACGTGTTCCGCGAGACGTTCGGCTTCAAGACCTACAACTGGCTGAATCGTTACGTACGCAGTCCACGTTTCAAGATCACGTTCGCCATCGATCCCGTAGACTTCGCCGCGCTAGACGAAGCCTGCATGGCGTTCGGTCAGAAGATCGAGCGTACGCCCAGCGGTCGCGTGGTACTGGAGATGGCGAAGGTCGATGAATGGGGACTCGGCGCACGCGCTGGGCGCGAGATCGTGGTCACCCAGTGGAAGGGGTTGGCTCAGCAGATCTGGGCCGAGCCGCTGACGCTCGACAACATGCCATTCAACAAGCGCAGCGGCTACGATGTGCAGGGACGTCCGACCGACCCGATCGAGCTGCCGACGTTCTTCTTCCAGGACTACGCGGACTACGCCTCGACATCGCCACGCGTAACACCCGCGTCGTACCAACTCTACCCTGACTGGATCAGCCCCGAGATGATCCTGAACGCGGAGAAGCAGGTGCTCGCGAGCCTGCCAGACTTCCCTGGAAAGCAGGCATTGCTGGACTCGATCGACCGCCAGTTGGGTGCCGTGCGCAGCCACGAGGGTGTTAGCTCGGCCATCAACCAATGGGGCGGATCCCCCGCTCAGATGTTGGCGGCGCTGCAAGTCACGCGTGCAGCCGTTGCCTCGGGGTTGGGGGCGCTCGACCCCGCACTGGCGGTGCCTCTGCTGGCGAGCCTGGACGACCAGATCACGACCCTGCGTGTCAGCCTGGGCAGCCTCTCCGGCAACACGGGCGAGGTGCGGCCCCACCCCGATCCAGTTGGGTCGGGCAACACGGGCGAGGTGCGTCCTGCGGGTCAGGGCCAGCGATCCTACGCGCTACCGGGACCCAGCCCAACGGAAAGCCCCCACTCGCGCGCGACGGGTGACCCGAACGCGGGTGCGAACGCGAACGTGGCGTATCAGCAGGACACCGAAGGGTACTACTTCAAGACCTTTGTGGAAGGTCCACCCACCCCACCCTCCAAGAGCACTTAAAGCGCCCAGATCACACATGACCACATCCTTACCATGAGGAGCGGTCCCTGAAGAAGAGGAGTCACCAAGATGGCCGGTAGCATCAAGTCCAACATGCTCAACCAGGGCGGCGCCGACCCCCTTCAGGGCTTTGACGTCGGCTGCTGGGTGGCCGACCAGTCCTCGGGTGGCAAGGTGCTGCTCGGTCAGTTCACGTCGATCGTGATGACCGTCCGCAACGCCACCGAGATCTACCTGGAGATGGGCCAGCGCTACCCGCGCTACCTGGACGGTGAGTTCCAGATCGCCTACGTTCTGGAGAAGGGCCTGCTCGACGTCAACGTCTTCCAGCAGACCTTCGGCTTCAACCAGATCACCCGCCGCAAGCGCTTCGGCCGCTCGCCGCGCTTCGAGATCACCTTCTCGATGAACCCGGTCGACGCGGACGTGCTGGAAGGCGCGATCAGCTCGATCGACATCGACGGTACCTGGAACCGCGACGTCACGGGTCGCTTCGTTCTGGAGACCTGCAAGATCGACTCCTGGCACTTGGCGGCCACGTCGGGTCGTCACGTTGTCGCCGTGCAGTGGCAGGGCGTCGCCGAGGGCTTCACGGCCATCACGTCGGACTACTCGATCATCGACGGTCTCAAGACGCCGACGTTGTCGAACGACACCCCGGCCAAGAACATCGGTGGTCAGGGCAACTTCTTCAAGTCGTTCCAGGACGGTGTGGCGAACACGATTCCCGGCACCCAACCGAACCTCACGAACTTCAGCTAACCAATGAGCCAGCACCACACGTTTCCGTGGGGAGCTGTCTACCGGGCGGACCGAACGGGGCGGGCGACAAGCCCCGACCCCGTTTTCGGTCGTGGTACCCCGTGGAAGCTCTTCTCGGCCAAGGTTTCTCAGACCCGCCTGTGGGCGTCGTCCAGCGCGCAGTTCACCCTGACGCGCCGCATCCTGTCGACCAACGATCGCAAGCTCGATCTCGCCAAGGAACTGGACATCGCACCGGAAGATCCCATCATCATCGACATGGGCTACGCGAGCGCGTTGTTCAGCGACAAGCTGGTCACACGCCGCAACCGCGTCTTCTTCGGCTACGTCGACACCATCAACGCCAAGTGCACCTCGAAGGGCGTCAAGGTCACGATCTCGTGCCGTGACTCCATGCGGTTCCTGATCGACAACAAGTTCAGCGGTCAGATCTTCGGACAGAACTGGCAGATCTACCAGAGTGCCGGGGCAGGCGCCGTGCGCTCGCAAGAACAGCCCCTGACCCTCAACGAGGTTGCCGATGCGATGGGCATTGCCGCCAAGGACTTCAACTCCGGTGTCCTGGACAAGCACAAGATCATCGGCTGGCTCATCTA